AGAACCAAGTTGTTCTAAATCTATATTAGCTGTTGCACCACTTTGGTCTACATATATTTCGTTATCAGCCGCGTATATTGTCCATGCACTCAGCATCACAATCAGGCTTGTCAATTTTAATTGCTTCATTTTTTTCCTCCCAGAAACCTTTATCATAACCTATTTTTACTATTTGCAAAACTGCTTCTTCTATAGCTTTTTGCAAAGCTAAAGTTGTAGGCTCGTTTTCTGCATCTCCCGTTTCTATTTCTACAAGTTCTGTACCTGCTTCAATAAACCTAAAAACATCTTGTGATTGTCCATAACTATAAATTTGTTTATTTACTAGGACATCAATTAATACCTCTCCTGTAGCTATAGAAACCATACGCAAGGCAACTGTTATATTGTCTATACGATACTGTTTACTACTGCCAATTCCTAAATATCTAGCACCAATACCACCACTTTTAATATTTGTGTCATACCCAATTACTGCACCTTCCATAAGCACGCCTGCAAACAATAAAGGCATAATAGGTTTAGGCCCATCTGTTGCTTCGTTTTGTTCTCTAGCAGAACGAATTAGTTGTCTTTCTTTTGTAAGATTATCTAATCCAACTCTTTCAGCAACTCTAAAAAATTTACCATCTGCGGTATGTTTAAGAGTTCTAATTAACAAATGACTTGGTGCTTGTGTTATAGCAGAAGAAAACAAAGCAAACTCACTATTACTTTTTCTTTGACCTGTTTGGTCAGTAAAACTATTAGGATATACTGCGACAACTATAGGTATTTTAGGTTGTGCTACATTTAATAATTCTTCTGATTGTATTTGTAATACACTAGGTAAAGTTTTACCTTTTTGTAAGTTAGTATCTACTGGAGCTAAACTACAACTAGAAGCTAAAATCGCCAATAGGCAACTGAATTTCCGTAACATTTCCGTTTTCATCCGTAATAATCAGAGTAATAATGCCATCTTTAATACTATATTGAATGGTATTACCCTCTAATGTTAAAGTACCTTCTGTGCTT